CCAGAAGCACTAACCCCTGTCGCTGGATCAGGTGCATTAAGTCCGTCTTGGCCTATAAAGCCGCCTGTACGTTTAGCCATCAGAGGCTCCTATTAGCTAATTTCCTCGTAGCTAACGATCACTTCCAGATCATTCGCAGTGCCAGCCGTCGCCGTGATTGAACGATCTTCTTCAAGATACAAAGCTGTGCCTTTATCCAAAGCAACTAAAGAAGCGTCAGCAGGAACAGAAACAGTGCTAACCAGCGAATAAGCTGTGCCACCGCCAGATGCTGCGCTGTGCATATCTACGGTTACATCACATGCGTTAGAACCATCCACGTTAGCTATCTGGATCATATTGACCTTAAACACCTTCCCGCTGGATGCAGCGTTGCTGACCAGTGTGGTTGCGGATGTTGAGGACAAAGCCACCATTGCCGACTTAGCGGTGATCGTGGCTACATTTACTACGTTTGGTGCGGCCATGAGGCTTCTCCTTTAACCAAAAACAATCGCCATAGCGATTGCCTTGCCAGTTGTTGCAGCGGCGTCAAGCTGCGTTTGAACATTGGAAGTGACGCCATCTAAGTAATTTAACTCAGCAGTCGTGACGGTTGCCCCGTCAAGAATTTCAAACTCAGTGTTTGTAACGCCGCCAAGCAACGTATCAAGAGCATCCCAGTTACCGTTTAGAAAGCCACCCCAAGCGTCCTCGTCGCCGCCTACGGTTGGCTTATTCCAAGAATAATTCGTCGTTGTCGTAGGCATTATGCGGCCCTCTCTAAGTAATCAGCTTCAGTCCATGTATTACTTGGATTTGAAGCTTCTGTCCATGTTGTTGAAGGTTCATCTGCTTCAAGCCATTTATACCGCGCAAAAACGCTTGTTGATATGGCAATGGCAGACGTTCCAGAAAACAATCTCACCCTGTTATACGCTATATTTGGTGAAATTGAAATAGCTGCGCTTGCTTGCCCTACAACGTCAATAACACCATTTGCAGTGAACCCAATAACAATGCTTGGCGCTGCACCAGATTGACGTACAGCTACTGCGCTGACGCTAGTAGAAACACCGATGCTGGTGGAAGCGCTGCCTTCTTCAATGCTAATGTTTTTGCCGTATAGATACGATCCGTAGGTGTTAAGCCCGTAACCGGCTCTAAATCCCGCAATAACCTCGTATTTTACCGCGCTGACAGAAACAATGCCGCCAAGAGATACAGACGCCGCTGCATCCGCAACCCTGATAGCCGTTGGCGGGGATACCGATACAGCAATTGCCGCTGCCGCAGAAGCGTCTACAATCGTAACGGCAGATGCACTAACAGAAATGCCAACAGATGCACTAGCCGCGCCTTGCGTAGTCTCTGGCTCGCCATAAAGACCAGCGCCAAATAAGCCAGTGTCATATGTTGAGCGCAAGCCCATTAGCTCGCCGTTACGTCAAGATCGCCTGTTGGTATTCTGAAAACATCGCCATCGTTAATCGCCTTGGCAGTTGTCAAAGCAGAATGAATAATCATGTTGCCGCCAGAGGCTGCGTCCATAATGCCGATCCAGCCAATTGTACCCCAGTTGCCACCGCTTGCCGCAGGAAACTCAATAGACGCAGAGTTTGTTGCGGTATCGTTAGTTACGGTAAACGTGGCCGCTGTGCGAGCATATGCAGATCCAGAAACCTCTGTACCAGCAGCGCCGGTATCTGTCGGATCAGATGTGAACAGGCCAATGTACCAAGCTGTAGGGCGCGTTACGCTGTCGGTAGTCAACAAATACTTTAGCGTACTTGTCTCAAATGCATTTGTTAAAGACATGGATTTCTCCGTTAGATATATCTGGGTGAACCATACACTATTTTTAAATCAGTAGCTAGATATGATAATTCTGCGACCAGAACCACCAAATCTTGTATCATCAGACGCTTTTTGCAGTGAATTGATAGCGTTCTGGTAAAGATTAGCCCACGTTGCGGTACGCGCATCATCCAATAAATACGGCGCTGATTGCATCAATGCAGCATACAAATAAACATCTGGCTCATCTTGCAGCAGCCAATTGTACGTTGTGCTATCGCTCAGGCTAGGAATGCGCTCATAATATGCAAGCTGCATTGGATATTCACCGGCAGGCGTTGGAAAGACCTCTATAGCCTCACCGATCTGCGTGTAAAATCTAGGAACCCCAGATGCATCCCTGTTTTCTTCACGGCGCTGCAACATATCCTCTGGGCCTACGAAATCCAGCTTGCCCGTTACTCCACCGTTTGTGATGTTAAACCGCAATGTTTCCAGCCAATTGTTAGGCACTTGCACATAACGGCTGTCAAGAGTTGCATCTACACGATCAATCATCTTGTAGTGCCGCAGTTTACGGTTAATGTCTGTTTCTGCCAACGTAATGAAATCTGGGATAACCGATGTTAGATCATCCCTGTTCAGCCAATTGGCTATTGCGGTTTTTAGTTCACTGTAATTTGTAATAGGCATTTTCTTCTCTTTCTATTACTTTTACTAAATAACGCTTCTGCATTGTGCCGGTATCTTTTTCCTTAATAACATCAATGCTTTTATAAAATGGATCACTTCGCATTAAGCCCAAACCCATATCGTCAACTTCCATTTCATATTCTGTCATTTGTTTGCGCTCTTTAAATATTCTATGAGTGACATCATTTCCTGACCTAACGGCTGAACTTCTTGCGGGATTACTTCGTTAAACTGAGTATATACATTTGGCCTATATTTTCTATTGCTAAGACCTAAGTATTTTGCTTCTTTTGCTAAACTCATGGCCCTGCCTTGCACCATCAAGTTTACTTCATATGGTGTAAACTTTTTGTCAAATTCTGCCAACCTGTCCATTACTTCTTCACGCGCTAACGGCATAAACTTTTTAATATCTTCTGATACATCGTAAAAGCCTTCTTCTTCCGCTGGCGCTCTATGAATTACTTTACCTAAACCAGTTTCAGGAATGTAATCTGATGTTCCAAAATAGGATTGCGGCGGGTAAGGATTATAGATTTCCTCTGGCACTTCACCATACTTAGACAAGCGCGTTCCATAGGCCAAATCACGTTCCATGCCGCGAATGTTAGGGTTGCTGAGATGTTGCAATGGGTCAATAACTGGCCGCACTTCATCAGAGTAATGAAACAAATCAAGCAAGCCTTTTGCTAACTGTGAAGCTTGCCTTAAACCCTTTCTCATTATCTGCCCCACTTCTTTATGATTTCGTCTAACTCATCACGCTCAATGCCTTTTGGCATACCCTCTGGATCTACAGCCCAATCTGGCAACAAACCGGCTTTCTGATCTGCAAACACTGTGTCAGCGCCAAGAGCCGTTGCGTTTTGATCTGCAAATGGCCCGCTGTTTAACCAGCTATTTTGCCCGCGTGTTTCAGTAGTCATGGCCCTTCTAGCTTCTGGGCTAAACATCCTGCTATGCTCCAACCAAGCGCGTTCTTCACCTTTTGCTCTGAATTGAGGATTTCCTGCGCCTAGATGCCCAAACATATCATGCACAACGCGAAAAGCATCATTTGCAACTGCATCCTCTTTATCTCCAACCTGACCAACGAAACCTAATAGCGGATTGTCTGAAGCGTCAAACTCACCAGACCCATAACCGAAATCAGTTGGAAATACAGTAAGCTCTTTATTTTCAACAACATCTTGATAACCCATAGCGGGGCTTTTTGCATATGGATCTGTCTGACCCTCACGCAGAAACTTAAAATCTATGCCGGTATCTCTTAGCGCCTCGTACTGCGCCATAGTTTCATTTTTCAACGCCTCATACGCTGCTCTTACTTCTGGATTGTCTGGATCATGCTTCATGCGCTCATAAGCTGCTGCGATATATTTAGCCCGCTGCTGATCTAATTCTGGGTATTCTATATATTCTGGAATATCTATGCCAGCTTCATCCATGTACTTGCGTGATGCACTTTGCACTTCAGCAATTGGCCGTGAGGAAAATCTACCTGCATCTGGTATGCCTACAGCCGCAGGTCTACCTTTCTCTGGCAAATTCATTACATCTGGATTTTGCTCCAATTTATCGCTCAGAAGGTATGGCCTTGATCTTTTGACCATAGATCCAAATTCACTAGCTTTATCTAATACTCCCGCAAAAGGTGCAGCCACCATTTCTAACGGCGCTTCATTTTGGATTGCAAGTAGATCACGGCCTAGTCTGTCACTAGAATTTTCACTTAAATAAAAAGGAAAACCCTCTGCCGCCGATTGCACTGTGCCTGTTAGCAAACCAGTTCCCGCTCTGTATGTTGGCTCTAAAGCGCTTACTGCCCTCAATAACCCGTACAATGGGTTAAACGATCCTTCGCCTATTTGTCCAATCTCATCCAATTCAGCTAAAGCGTCTTGCGTAGCTTGCCTACCGATACTTTCACGCGGGTCACGGTATTCTGGCTGTAAAGCGCCCCTGTTGGACATTAACCAATCTATCAAACTAGCCATCTTTATCTTTCCGACAAATATCTAAACAGACCGCGAGCGAAACCCATTTTAGTCGCAGGACTTACACCAGAATGCAAAAGCGTTTTAAGTGTATCCATCCCGACATTCAGGCCACCTTTCTCTGGATCTCTGAAATTATCTAGCTGGCTTCTAAAATAATCCTCACCAGCCTCTGGCGTAAGATCATACATGCTCCCAGCAAACAAACCTTTTTTTGGCCCCATATTTGTCATTTTTGACATCATATAGGCTTCCTCTGGGCCAGCGGGCATTGATTGCAAACGCTCTACGGCTCGCCTCAATGTTGTCTCGCTGTACATATGGCCCTCACTACCATCCTCTCTTGGACGATAAGCGTTGAAAGTGTCGCCAGTAATTTCTGCGTAAAGATCCCTAATGTTTTCAGCCATCTAGCATTTCCACCTTTTACGCGCAGCCTTGCCACGTTCACCCGTCCAACCTTGGGATCTAGCGCAGAATGACTTTTTACGGGCTTTCTCTGATTTCGTCTTTGGGTTAGGCGCAGGAGCCTTGAGATTGCTTCCTGTGGCCTTGTTGTACTTTGCTCTGCCCTTGGCCGTTAAACCACCGCCACGCTTGACAGA